TAACTGGCGGCTTTGATAGCGTGTCGCTGCGCGATCAAAGAAGTGAGATTCAAATCAGACGACTACGCACGTAGAACCATACGAAAAAGGCTCGCGGACGCGGGTTCAATTCCCGCCAGCTCCACCAATACCTTAAAAGCCAACCCTCACCGGTTGGCTTTTTTTTGCCTACTACCGCGTGTTTGCGCGGGTTCCAGCGGGTTCTTGCGGACTGCGGAGAGAGCCCTTTCTGCCACCACCCTGCACGTTTTACTCTCCGTTTGCGCATTCTCTCTTCGCGCCGCCCCACCCGTTGCAGGCCCAAGTCCGGAAGGCAGGCCCGTCACCCCTATATAAATCAATGACTTACGCGCGGACGAATCAATCGGTTTTTCTGTGGCATTGGTAGGCTGAGAGGATGGAGCGTACCCAGATCACGTTGGCAGCGAGTAAAAAAGAATATGAAACATCATCCAATCCGCCAGTCAATTGGTTTTGATCTGCCGCTGTAGCGGGTTGGCCTTGACGCCAGCTTTTGACCGTTTCTCGGGCATGGCGGCGATCATTTCGTCGTAGGCGTGTTTCTGAAACAGATAGGCAAGCTGGGTCTCCAAGTAACGTCGGCTGCGGTGTGGACGCCGTGGAAAGTAGTTATCCCAAACGGTCCACAGAATGGACTTTGGCAGGGTGCCCAGGGTGACGATTTTCATCAAGGCGATTCGATATGCTTCATCCATTGGCTCAGCTTTCCAAGAAGGGTTTGCGGACCTCCATGAACGCTCTTTTACGATCAAAAGCCAATTCATTTCAGGATCGAAAAGCTGGAAAATGCAGTTCTTGCAACGGCCCTAGCTTGACTAGGCTTGCAAACTGATGGTGCCTCAATGAGGCACTGGCCAGGCTGTCACTTGCGCGGCGTTTGATCTGGTATCTGCGAGACCCAGTCGGTTGTATGGGCTTGTATAAGATCACAGATTAGCTCAAACACCCCTTTGGCACTGATGCGTACAAGGAAGTCATTGGGCCCAACGACCACCCGCTCCACCAACAAACGTATCAGTTGCGCTTTCGTGGGCAACGAGAAGAGGTCGGATACCCTGGCCGTTTCGCGCAGCCGCTCAGTGATGAGTGCCTGATCGAACGTTGGATGATCTGTGAGCGATTTCGGTAATGCTGCTAGCCACTGCGAGGGATCCCTAAAATTTTCGTACAAATGTTCCATCACCTGCGCATGCAGGTGATAAGCGGAAAGGCGCGGCAGACCGGAGGCACCGGCACCCACCGAAATTTCTTTCTGGGGGATGTAATAGCCTAGTTGTCGCCCCCGTTGCTTTGATGAAAACCAGGGCGTCATGCTCCGACCATCTTCCCCAAACACCAGGCCCTTGAGTGGGAATTGCCACTCTGGGGATTTGCGATTGAGCACGCCGGTTCGGCGGGCCCGCGAGGCCATCAACTCATGAACTTCGTCCCACAGGGCTTGCTCAATGAGCGGTTTGTGACTGCTGGCGTGCCAAGCATCGTCATAGAACAACTCGCCCAGGTACATCCGGTTGTTGAGCAATTTATAAAGCACGTTTTTGTCAAAGGTGCGCCCACCGCGCAGCAGACCAGCTTTGGTGTTCCACGCTTTGGTTTTGACGCCTTGTTCACTGAGCTCCTGAATCAGCGCAGTCACTGATGGCTGCAGCAAAAACCGCTCAAAAATGTTCCGCACTGTCTTTGCTTCAGCAGGCTCCTCCACCAAGCGTTGCTGTGCCAGGCCATAGCCCAGCGGCGGAGCACCGCCTTGCCACACCCCTTGACGGCGCGACGCAGCACGTTTTTCCCTGCCACGCTCCCCCGCGATCTCTCGCTCGAACTGTGCAAATGAAGTCAGCAGGTTCAGCGTCAAGCGCCCCTGCGGGCCTGAGGTGTCAATCGACTGCGTCACCGACACCAGTGCGACACCGTGCCGCTCAAAGTCTTGCATCAGCGCATTGAAATCTCCCATGTGGCGAGAGAGTCTGTCCAAGCGATGCACCACCACGATGTCCACCAACCCGTCGGCCATATCCGATAACAACTCCTGCAAACCAGGCCTGCGGATATTGCTGCCCGAATAACCTCGGTCTTCGTAAATTCGGTCCGTGGGGACCCAGTGCTTGCCGAACTGACTTGCAATGAGTTCATGGCAGGCCATGAACTGCGCCTGAACCGAGCTCAGCTTGTCGTCCTCCGCGTTATCCATCGACACGCGGGTGTAGACCGCGCAGCGCTGGGGTGGCGGTGGTGTTGAATCTGATGAGTGGGTTGGACGTTCGCTCATGACCTCAATCATCTCAGGATCGCAAGGTGGTGGAACAAGTCAGCCTGTTGCTTGTGTGCTGCCTGTGTTGATCCGTGGGATAAAAGTGTCTACAATGTAGATACGTTTTTAGGAGAATTTTTATGGAAGCCGTCATCCGCAAATGGGGCAATAGTCCAGCTTTGCGCCTGCCCAGCGCAGCATTAAAAGCAGCTGGTTACGCTCTCGAGCAAAAAGTAGAGCTGGTCGTTTCACGCGGGCGCATTGTGATCCAGCCCTCAGAAAATGTGACTTATGGCTTGGACGACCTGCTGGCGGGCATCACAGCGGATAACGCGCACAGCGAATTCAGCTTTGGCAAGCCGGTCGGCAAAGAGACGTTGTGATGGCCACACGTGGCTATGTTCCCGACGCCAGTGACGTGGTCTGGCTAGAGTTTGATCCCCAAGCCGGCCATGAGCAAGCAGGCCATCGCCCCGCGTTGGTGATCAGTCCAGCCAGTTACAACGGTAAAACTGGCCTGATGGTTTGCTGTCCCATGACCACCAAAATAAAAGGTCACCCGTTTGAAGTAGTGACCCAAGTCGACGGTGTTGACTCCGCTGTGTTGTCAGATCAAGTCAAATCCTTGGATTGGAAAGTGCGTAAGGCCAAGAAAAAGGCCGTCGTACCGGCGGACGTGATGTTGCACGTCAGGGCCAAGATGAAAGCCCTGCTCATGATTTCCTGAGAGCTGCAGCTTTGACAATAAAACTCGATGACACCGTGGCGGCCTTGTCTGCAGTACTTGACGTTGCGCCAAACGCCATTTAAAGCTCGGAATAGTGGCGGCATTCATATTCCTTCCTGCCACCAATACCTTAAAAGCCAACCTTAACCGGTTGGCTTTTTTTTGCCCATTACCGCGTGTTCACGCGGGTTCCAGCGGGTTCTTGCGGACTGCGGAGAGAGCCATTTCTGCCAGCACCCTGCACGTTTTACTCTCCGTTTGCGCATTCTCTCTCTGACCCTCCTCACCCGTTGTAGGCCGAAGTCCGGAAGGCACGCCCGTCACCCCTATATAAATCAATGACTTACGCGCGGACGAATCAATCGGTTTTTCTGCGGCATTGGTAGGCTGATGACATAGCAAGTACTCCCAATCAGTCATTGCAGACATTACGATGATGAGCTGTGAGCGATCCGGTGCGGGCCTTCAGTGAGTACTAATTTATGGCCTGTTTGCAGCGGTTGCGGACATCGGCTAATAGCGGAGGCGGCCACTTCCGGCCCAACGAAGGTCATTCAGGTCTCTTCTACCATCCCACTCTTGTGGAGTGCAGTTCGTAGCACATCAGGTTTAACATGCCGAACTAATGCTTTACGCAAGTAGCTGGGGTCGTGGGCATGGCGAACATCAAGGACCAATTCGACAAAGCAAACTCACTTAGCATTAGAAGCGCCCCGAGCGGTGCTATTTGAATGTTCAGAGTAAACCAATGGCGAAGACAGGGAAATCACATAAGAAGCAGCACTTCGTACCTCAGTGCTATACGAAGGCCTGGCATGACACCACAGCTCCAGCTAGTCCTTCTCGCACGCCTTACGTTTGGGTTTTCAACACTGATGGGACTGGCGCTCGTCGTAAAGCCCCGGCCAATCTTTTCACAGAAACCGACATACACACGATCGTGCGTCCAGACGGGCAGCGCGACCTACGCCTCGAACATGGTTTCCAAGAATTGGAGGACAAGTTCACCCGGGTCAGGAATCTCAAGTTCCATCAGCGAGTGTGGCCTGATGCGGCAGATTTGGCTTGGGTAATAGGCTTCGCTGCAACCGCCCAAGCGCGAACGGCTGCACATAGAAACTTTCATCGAGAACAGTGGGCAGGTATCCGCAATCGCATGGAAGAATTCCAGACCGCATTCGAAGCGGCCCCGCCTGAAAGAAAGGAGGCCATGACTCGCGTTGGCTTTCACAGCAATAACTCTGGCCCAGGCATGAGCCTCGACGATGTCCGCCGACTGGAAGCTCAGCCTATACAGAAGATGATTGGCCCCACTCTCCGCTCACTGATCCCAGTGCTTGCAAGGATGAATGCTGCTGTTCTTTGCACAGACGACCCCCTTGGCTTTGTCACCACCGATACTCCATGCACTTGGTTCGACCCAGAGGCATACAAGCTTCAACCCATTTTCCGGAGTCCGGCGTTGGGGGCGGCTTCGATCGAAGTGACGCTGCCAATCTCACCGAGGCAGTGTCTAGTCATTACGCACAGGCCCGACTTCCACGGCTACATGGATGTCGACCAGCGGGTCGTCGATGAAGTCAATCGGCGCCACATCGCCCACTGCGATGAGAGCTTCATTTCGCATAGTGAAGCGACGAGGCCAGTCTGGTTTGAACAGCCACCGATGCCAGAAGACGCCTGGGAAAAGGTCCGCGAACGAAAGATCGCCTCTGGTGAATGGCCCGTGTAGCAGCTGAGATAGGCGAAAGTTCGGTGGCCGCCCTAGGTCGCTAGCTACCGTCCACATGCCTGCTGTGATCGACCGCTTACAGCCTGAAACGGAATTACGCCTTATACGATTCAGCAACAGTTCTTGACCGACCGAAGGCAAAGATAGCGCAAACTTGGACGACTGATGCTGCACTGGAATTCAGTTTCCATCCCCCTTAGTTAGAGCAGTAACAGCCTCACCAAACCCGTTTTCGCTGCTCCTCCCACATGGCTGGCGGATCCACCGCAATATTAAACAGCGTCAGGTGGTCCGGCAGCGCATCCTCCAAAATCGCCTCAACGATGTCTGGTGCCAGGGTGGTCAAATTCACCATCCGGCTGACGTAGCTGTTGTCGACTCCTTCTAGCACCGCAATTTCCGTCAGGTTCTTCACCTTGCCAGACTCCAGCAAGGCTAGCCAACGGTGGCCCCTGGCCAGCGCCAGTTGCAGCGGTGTGGCCGCTACGTCCCACGGCCGTAGCAGTTTGCCCGGCTGACCTGTTTGCCCGTTTGGCAGCGTCATTTGTTTGCGCCCGCTGCGGCGCTTGATCTGAATCGGTACCGACAGCGTGATCCGGCCGTCGCTGGAGTGAATCACTTCTGTGGAGCCGGTGCTTTGGATTCGAATCTCGCTCATGCCATGGCCTCCGATTCCGTTTCCGAGACTGGCTCGGGTTGCCGCTTTTTGTGGTGCAACTCAACCACCAGTTGCTGTATCCCAGTGGGATGCAAATCCAACGTCATGTTGGTTGGCGAGACATGCACCTGGCGAACCAGCAAGCGAACAATTCGCATCTGCTCGGCAGGGAACAACTGGTCCCAAACATCGTCGAGTCGCTTCATAGCCACCGTGACAATCGCCTCGTCCAGCGTCGGGTCGTATTTCAGGGCCTGAGGCAGGACATCCCTCAAGACATCGGGTGAACGCAAATGGCCGCGCAATTGCTCCAGCACTGCCGACTCCAACTCAGCGGCTGGCATGCGCGGCAAACCCGATGCACCAGCATGCTCCTTGATATCGCGCTGCGGCACGTAGTACCTGTAGCGTCGTCCATATTGTTTGGCGGTTTGAAATGGCGACATCGCGCGGCCGTCGCTGCCAAAGACGATGCCTTTGAGCAGGTACTGCGTCGCAGCTCGGGTCGTGCCAGCCCGCACGCGGCCATTGGTGCTGAGGATGGCGTGCGCATCGTCCCAAATGGACTTCGTGATGATCGGCGGGTGCTCCGCTTGGTACCAAAGCTCCTTGTGACGCAACTCACCGAGGTAGGTGCGGTTGTTCAGGACCTTGTAAATGAGCCCCTTGTCGATGGGCTTGCCTTCCCGAACTCGACCGTCCTGGGTTGTCCATGCTTTGGATGTCACACCGTCCAGCCGCAGCTCTTTGACCAGTTTGGTGGTCGAGCCCAGTTCGACAAAGCGCTGGAAGATGTGTGCGATCGTCTTGGCCTCGGCCTCATTGGGAATCAGACGCCGGTTGGCAACGTCGTAGCCAATCGGCGGAATGCCGCCCATCCACATCCCCTTGCGTTTGCTGGCGGCAATCTTGTCCCGGATGCGCTCGCCGGTCACCTCGCGCTCGAACTGAGCAAACGACAGCAGCACGTTGAGCATCAAGCGGCCCATGGACGTGGTCGTGTTGAATTGCTGGGTGACCGAGACAAACGACACACCTTGGCGCTCAAACACTTCGACCATCTTGGAGAAGTCGGCCAAGCTGCGGGTCAGCCGGTCGATCTTGTAAATCACGATCACATCAACTTTTCCGGCCTCGATGTCGGCCATCAGACGTTTAAGTGCTGGCCGCTCCATGTTGCCGCCCGAGAACGCTGGGTCGTCATAGTCGTCGGCGACCGCGTTCCAGCCCTCGGCTCTTTGGCTGGCAATGTAGGCGTGCCCGGCGTCGCGCTGGGCGTCGATGGAGTTGTATTCCTGGTCCAGTCCTTCTTCGCTGGACTTGCGGGTGTAGACCGCGCATCGCGTAAGGCGTTTTAATACTTCGCTCATTTGGCACCGCCTTTCTTGGCGGGGGATTTGGCGGCGTAGTCCTTGAGCCCAAAAAAGACAGGGCCTGACCAGCGGCTGCTGGTGATCAGGCGGGCAACCATAGACAAGCTGCGGTAGGGCTGACCGTTGTAGTTGTACTGACCGTCGGCCGTGGCAATCACCTCGTGCACCTTGCCGTGGTATTCGCGGGTGAACAGTGTGCCGGGCGTGGGATGGAAATCCCGGTCGCGTTTTCTGAGTTTGCCAGTGGCAATCAGCGAGGCGATCTTCTTATTGTTGCGATCCAACAGAGCCGGGTCCGCCTTGCGAAACTCGACTTCCTGCAGCTTGTAAGCAAGCTGGCGCTCCAGAAACTGCCGGTTGTGGGTGGGAGGCTCACCCCCGGTCATTTTTCGCCAAAGTGCTTTGATCTCGGGAAATGGCAGGCTGGACAGTTCATGCACCTGGGCCGCAGCTGTCTGGGGCGGTGTTGCGGGTGTTTTGCTTGTTTTCATATGAACCTCGTTCATTTGTTGATGAGGTCTGTATGAACGCTCTGGTCACCAGAAAAACCAAGTAAAACTTTGCGATCAGTCGCAGGTATCTGACGCTTGGCCGGGCTTGACTGGCGCAGCCGGACCAGGCCCTTTGCGAGGATGGAGGCGATCTCCAGCCGACGCTGATCAGGGGTCATGCGCTCTGGCGGGAGATGGTTGATGCTGGTTGTAGGGCTCATTGGGTAGCAATCTTTAAAGACAAATTTGTGTGCATCAAAATTGTCTGAAAGGGACGCTTCCAAGGCCAGCAGGGAGTTGCGGGCTGGCGCTGGCTCCTGCGGGTTAACGCCTGAAATCATCGTAAAAAAGGTTTTTTGCGATTGAAGACACAAGACCATTGCAAAGTGAACGATCGTTCTCTACAATGATTACGTGAAGAAAACAATCAACGACGTCGAACACCTGAACACTTTGCAGGACTATTACGCCCAGCACCGGGTGCTGCCTTCCTACACCCGGCTGATGTCGCTCTTGGGATTTGCCTCCAAGTCCGGTATCAAAAAGGTGCTGGAGCGACTGGAGACGGCGGGCTTGCTGGGGCGCACGAAGGACGGCGACTGGTCACCGACCGATCGCTTCTTTTACCGCTCCATTGCCAATTTGCCGGTCGCCGCTGGTATGCCCATACCGACGGCTGACGAGGGTGGCGAGCAGCTGACCTTGGATCGGTTCTTGATTGCGCAGCCCGCCAACACGGTGTTGGTCAGGGTCAAAGGCGACTCAATGATCAATGCCGGAATCCACAGCGGCGATTTGGCAGTGGTCGAGCGGCGCAGCCAAGCTAACCCTGGTGAAGTGGTGGTTGCGGTCGTTGATGATGAATTCACACTGAAAACACTCGGACGAGACAAAGACGGATATCACCTGCTTCCCGCCAACCCGGATTTCCCCATCATCCGGCCCAACGGCAAACTTGAGATTTTTGGGGTTTTGGTTGGCCTTGTGCGCAAATACTCATGAGGAAAACCAACAATGAAAATATTCAATCCCGCACACTTCCTGCGTTACATCTCGATGCCAACCCTGCGCGAATTCACCGACGCGCATCCCTTGGGTCAGAGCCTGACCGTTGACTGGAGCCTGGCGCAGGAACTGCTGCCCACCGTGGTCAATGGCGCAGTCGCTCTACTTGACGCGTCCATGCAAAGCGCTGAGATGCCGCAAGCCGAGCGTGAGTCGGTTGAATACAAGTTGCACCTCTGGCACGACGACCTGCGCCGTGCACACCTGATGTCCAACGACCTCTCGATTCAGGAGTTTCAAACGTCTTGCGCCGGTGACCGCGAAGTGCAGGAAGCATTTGCCAGCCGCGACGCACGCGAGCAGTCGCTGTGGATGCTGACCTTTCGGGATACCGGGTTTCGCAACGCTGAAATGCACATCGCCTTTCAGGCCAAGTCCAATGGCAAGTACTGGAAAAAGCACCGCATCCAAGCGGGACTGGATCCGATGCAAGACCGCAGCAAACTCGATGCCTTTTGCCACGAGGTGGCCAAGCTTTACAAAAGCGTGGGCGGCGGCGACGGAACTCATATTGAGGTCAGCAAACGGGCCGCCGACGGCAGCGTTCAACTGACCATCTACATCGAAGGCCCAGTCACGGCGATCGCACATTTTTCCGAGAATAGTTTCAAGCGCATCAACACCCGCATCGCGCTGGAAACCGCACTGGTGTACCAGCCCTCGACCGGTTTCATTGAAACCATCGTCAAGGGTGGTGCCAAAAATCATGTTGCTGTTCTTGAACTCTTTGGCAAGCATGTGGTGCAAACGGTCATCAAACCTGAAGAGGTTGAGAAGACGCGCTACAAACTCAACGCACTGCGCGACGGCATGATGGAGCCGTTTGATGACTGGTCAGTCCAAGGCGTCGAAAAGGTTCGCCTGCGCCGAGCACGTGTCGCGCCTATGGGACGCACAGGCAACTCGTTTCAGGCGGAAGTGCCATTGGCCAAAGACCAGGGCGATGCGATTCTGCTTGCACTGACAGGGCTCAAGGTGCATCACTCCTTTGAGTCCGAATACGATATGAGCAGTGCCTCGGTTATTGTTTACACACTGCCTACTGAGATAGAAAAAGCGGGACATTTCAGCTTTGATATTTCCGCCACTGGCTCCTCGACTATCAAAAATCTATCAGATAAAAATCAGCGTACGGCTCAGGCTGTTTTGCGTTCACTGAATGTGATCGAGGCAGAAGAGGTTGCTGTGTGAGTCTTTCGCAAATCAACGCCACCACCGTGTTGTGCCAACTCCTTGAGCGCGAAAAGCCTGAGGTCAATGGCATGACGCTGCTGGGCGGTGAGTACGGAAATGCAGGGCGCGATTTGTTGCGTGAACGACTGCTTGTCATTGGTGCATCACTTTCGCATGTCACGTGTCCCGAGTGTGGTTTGGAATTGGCACGCGTCGTTCGTGAACTGGCGCACGAGCACATCCTGCTTTACTGCGATGAATGCGGCGAAATCAGCAGCCCGAGGTCCTTGCTAGAAACCTACAAGGTGAGCCTGCCCAAGTTCATTGACCGCCTGATGCTTGGACTGGGGACGCCGCCCAGCGCCAAGAAGGAAGTTGCCACCGAAGTGGCCTGGCGCATCGGGGTCACGGAGCCTGTGCGCGGCAAACCACTGACCTGGTACTTTGCTCGCCACCTGCATGACCACAAGTCGGCGCAGAAGCTGGTGGAAACCATCAGGCAGGACCAGGCGCACAAGTCTGCAAAGGTACTCACCAGCAGCGCGTTACCGCTGCCCGAGGGTTCGCCCCTGATGGGATTTGATGTGGTTCATCTTAGTGATGTCGCGCGCATCTCACAAAGCAAATTTGTGTTCTTCAGTGGCCGCATGAGTGTGCCCGTTTCAGTCCCGGTTGAGGGCACCCAGTTTCAAACAACCCTTCGCTTGGTGCGCACGGAGGGCAAGGCGCGCGTTGATGGAATCGACTACCCGCTGGAGCCAAGGCAGAAGAGTTTGCTGCTGGCGCTGATGGACGCCAGGCACCACGAAATGGAAAATTCACAGCTGCGAGCGGCATGCGGATCACAGGCTAATTCGTTTTCACCCATCAAAGTGTTCGATCGCAATCCCGTGGTCTACAAGCGGTTCATCAAGTACCAGCCCAGTGACGGTGTTTACGCCTTGCAAATATCGGATGAAGACCGTGATTGGCTGATCTAAGTCACTGCAACCTGTCTGAGCCTGCACCAGCCCGCAGGGCCATCTCAAACCCGGCACTCGCCTGTACGAGTCCGGGTTTTTTGCATTTTGTCCCCACGAATCGCATTTGAGGAATGCCGCTGAGGAGTCTGAGGAACGGCTTGAGGAATCCCGATTGTTGAAATTCATCTCACTGGTTAGCGAGGCAAACGAGCTTCAAAAAACCGGTATTTTTTCAACACCAAGGAGTCTTAATTGCAAACCGTAGAAAAGGTCAAGCACCTCAACCAAACCCAGTTGGCCGATCGCTGGGACGTTGCTGAAGCAACGTTAGAAAGATGGCGCAGCGATGGCATTGGCCCGGTCTTTTTGAAGATCCAGGGCCGAGTGCTGTACCGCGTCGAAGACATCGAATCCTTCGAGTCCGATAGCTTGCGTCAAAGCACCTCCAGCGCAGTGGGAGGTGCCGCATGAGCACTCTGCCGCTTGATCATCCTGATCAAATTTTGTCCATTCCCGTAGGCACATTGGCTGAGCAGTCTGGCGAGTCGCTGTTCCAGCTCAAAAACAACGCAGCCGATTTTTTGGTGATGGCCAAGACCATCGTCGAGCACATCGACCGGGCGCTGGATTTGAAGTATGCAGCGCAGGCCCACCAGCTGCGACTGGCCGCAGGCAAGGACACCGGCGTTGTTCACTTCGATGACGGCCGCGTGCACATCACCGCTGACCTGCCCAAAAAGATTGAGTGGGACCAGGCACGCCTCGCTGACATCACGCAGCGCATTGCCGCCAATGGCGACAACCCTGCTGAGTACGTCGAGATCAGCTACCGCGTCTCGGAAACCAAGTTCAACGCGTGGCCCGAATCGCTCAAGAGCTCGTTCGCTGCTGCCCGAACCCTCAAAACCGGTAAGCCGGACTTTCGACTCGCACTTCAAGGAGAAAACAAATGAGCCTTCCCATCATCACCGCTGACCAGCGTTTGGCCGAGCGCCGTGGCGTCAAAGGTGTACTTATTGGAAAAAGTGGAATTGGGAAGACATCCCAGCTGTGGACCCTCAAGCCCAGCGCCACCTTGTTCTTTGATTTGGAAGCTGGCGACCTCGCAGTAGAGGGCTGGGCCGGTGACACGGTGCGCCCACGCACCTGGCAGGAGTGCCGTGACTTTGCTGTGTTTATTGGCGGACCCAACCCGGCGCTGCGCGATGAGCAGCCGTACAGCCAGGCGCACTTTGATGCGGTGTGCCAGCGCTTTGGACAGGCCTCGTCCATGGACAAGTACGACACCGTGTTCGTGGACTCGATCACCGTAGCCGGTCGTCTGTGCCTGCAGTGGTGCAAGGGGCAACCCCAAGCGTTTTCAGAAAAAACCGGCAAGCCTGACAGCCGGGGGGCTTACGGTTTGATGGGCCAGGAAATGATCGGCTGGCTTACGCACTTGCAGCACACCCGGCGCAAGAACGTGTGGTTCGTTGGCATCTTGAACGAAGCGCTGGACGACTTCAACCGTCGCGTTTTTTCTCTGCAGGTTGATGGCTCCAAAACCGGACTCGAGTTGCCCGGCATCGTCGATGAGGTGGTCACGCTGACCGAGCTCAAGAGTGATGACGGCACCAGCTACCGCGCCTTTGTCTGCCACACGCTCAACAACTGGGGCTATCCGGCCAAAGACCGCTCGGGTCGCCTCGACGCCATTGAAGAGCCCAACCTAGGCCGCCTCATGGAGAAGATTTCAGGCCCCGCCAAACCGGCACCCGAGCGGCTCGACTTTGCACGGCCCGCCAGCAGCGTTGCGCCTTTGCCAGAAGCCAGCAGCTCAAGTGAAGACGTCACTGAGGCGATCACTGAGGCGATCACTGAAGCCAGCTCAGACACCAGCTTCGACCCCACTTCTTTTAACCCCACTTCATTTAACCCCACCCAGGAGTCCTGAACATGACTTACTTCGATTTCAATTCCGCGTCCGAACAAACCTCTTTCGACTTGATCCCCAAAGGCACGCTGGTGCGCGTGCGCATGACCATCAAGCCCGGTGGTTTTGATGATGCCTCCCAAGGCTGGACTGGTGGCTACGCCACCCGCAGCGTCAGCACCAGCTCGGTGTACCTGAACTGCGAGTTCGTGGTGACTGATGGTGAGTTTGCGCGCCGCAAGATGTGGTCACTCATTGGCTTGCACAGTCCTAAGGGACCTGAGTGGGCCAACATGGGTCGCACCATGGTGAAAGCCATTTTGAACTCGACACACAACGTCCAGCCGAGCGACAGCAGCCAGGCCGCACAAAACGCCCGGCGCATCAGCGGCTTTGCTGATCTGGATGGCATTGAGTTCTTGGGCAAGGTGGACTGGGACAAGGACCAAAACGGTCAGGACAAGGCCGTCATCAAGTCGGCAGTGACGCCCGATCACAAGGACTACGCCGCTGCCATGGGTGCGCCGCGCGCACCTTCGCCAGCATCAGCATCAGCATCAGCATCAGCATCAGCATCAGCATCAGGATCAGCATCAGGATCTGCGAGTACTGCGCCCGCAGCCAATGCGTATGCCCAAGCCACAGGTCGTGCGCCGGTTCCCGGTCGTCCGAGCTGGGCGCAGTAAGCAGGGGGATCACCACCATGATGCTTCGACCCCGCCAATCTCTGCTGGTCCAACGCACCCTGGCCGCACTCGCTCAGCATGGCAACACGCTGGCTGTTGCGCCCACTGGGTGCCATGCACCCGGCACGCTGATCCTGATGTTTGATGGCGGACTCAAACCCGTTGAGGATGTCGTGGTTGGCGACAACTTAATGGGGCCAGATAGCACCTCGCGCACAGTTCTTGAGCTCCACCGTGGTCACGAAAAGATGTACGAAATCGAGCCCATCAAGGGTTTGACGTTCGCAGTCAATGCTGGGCATGTGCTCTCGTTAGTTCGGACCAATGAGGGGGGTGGTCCGGGCAATAAAAGCGTACTTGCAGATTCAATTGTTGATATCGAGTTGTCAACTTATTTGACCCAATCTGATAACTTTCGGCACCTGCACAAGTTGTTTCGCGTGGCAGTTGATTTTCCGCTGCGTCATGCGCCGACCGTGGACCCTTACTTCCTGGGGGTATTGATCGGTGACGGTGGCTTGAAATACGACGTCAACGTCACCACACCCGATGTCGAGATTGTCGAGGTGATTCAGCGTCAGGCGCTTGTTTATGGGCTGCAAGTTCGGACTGAGCAGATCTTCAACAACCAGGCTAATACCTATCACTTGGTGGGCCGCCGTGGCGTCACAAACCCGCTTACCCGAGCCTTGCGAGCTCTGCAAATTTTTGGCTTGGGATCTGGCGATAAGTTTATTCCGGACGATTTCAAACTTGGCTCACGCAGCACCCGTGAACAAGTTCTGGCTGGATTGTTAGATACCGATGGCTATTTAGGACGCGGCTGCTACGAGTTTTCGAGTAAGTCGCTGCGCTTGGCCAATGACGCGGCGTTTGTTGCCAGGAGTCTGGGATTTGCTGCTTACATCAGTCGCAAAGTAGTCGGTGGGCTGGACTACTGGAGAGTCGGTATCAGCGGCCCATGCGAAAGGCTTCCCCTTCGGGTCGTTCGCAAACAATCGCGTG